ACCTCAATCAAGTGACCATCATTCACACCTTCTACCTTACGTGTCAGGCTAGGTATGTTGAATGTCCATCGTGCCTCAAGGTCATTACGTGCAAGCAATGTCTCAAGTTCAATGTCTTCCCATTCAACCTTGGCACTAGGTGTAAAGTCATCACTATACTGTTCAAGTATCTGACGCAGTGGGTCAAGGCTAGTCTGCATACCATCAACATAGTCGCACCCTAGCGTGGCTATCTCTTCACCAATGACCTTCTGGAACAGCTTGGATAACACCTCTTGTGCTACGTCACCACCCATCGGCTGTTCACGTTTGATGTTGTTGAACAGGGATGAGTAGGCTTGTTTCTGTGCCGTAGTCAAAGTTGGGTTGTTTGCCATGAACAATGCCTCAATTTCATCAGGCGTTACGGTACGTTCATAGCGTTCCATAGCACTGTCGATAGACTGCTTAATCTTACGCACATCTTTACTGAACAAGCGGTCAGGACAACGTGCGCCACGATGCTCCTCATAAAACTCCCTGTTCATTAGGCTTCTGATTAATGATAATTCCATGTGGTTATTCTCCTATCTGTTTGTGAAGAGCATCTAGCTTCTCCATGTCTGTCGGGTTTCTGTATTTTATATCATCTTCTAATTTTAGCAAACGTACATTTTCTACATAGCCTCGCAATTCTTTTACCATCTGTATTGATTTGACTAGCGCATCGGGGTCTAGTGCAATTACTGCTGTCGAGAACTGTGCAAGATACCTTTTATGCGAATCTTGGAGAGATGTACCAAGAAGCGCAACCCCGACAAAGGAACCATAACCAACAATGGCCGCACTCACACAGTCCTCAACAACTACGGCGACTTTACCACAACCTGACGTGTATGGCAAGCCACTTTTTCCATAGCGTTTCCATTTGGGAATACGTTTACTCAATGTCCTGCCTGTCGCATCAACCATCTTGCCATCATGTACAACAGGGAATACCACACGGTCTTCCTTTACGTCATACATCAAGCCATGCTCATCCTCGTGGATACCCCACTCAGCACACCACTTGACTACTGCACGTTTATTACGATGCGGCACTACGTATGCAGGTAACTCAAACTTATCCTGTGTTGTATCTGATGCAGGATTAAGACGCTTCTGTACATCACTGATAGACAATGGCACACGAGTACCACCACTGACAGTACAACTCACCTTGTAGCAGTTCCATACAAGATTACCCATATCATTAGTGATACTAAATGTTCTGTCACCCTTACAGACAGGGCAGTTCATACGTTTAGTCTCACCATTGGCAACATCATAGTCACTTGGATTAATCATATATGTGTCCTTTCTATATACAGTTATATATTATTATAGTTATATATAATATTAGTTCCCTGCGGCAGTTGAATGCTTATATCATGCTTTTTTACGTGCTGTCAATGCTAAATTTGCACTTGCATACGTATTTTTTAGATACGGCTTCACCGACTGTGGGTTAGCATGTCCTGTAACCGACATGATTTGTCCAATACCAACACCAGCCTCAACCATCTCTGTAGTACCTGTACGCCGCAGGTCTGATAGACGTAGTTCAGATGATAAACCTGCATCATCCATCAACTTACGTGCATATAAAGGCAGTTTATATAGCGTATAAGGCTCGTACACACCGTTTCTAGGCTTTGGACGTGGTGCTATGTACTGTTGGAAGCCAAAGTCATCCTGTTGCTGTACTAACATGCCATATAAGTCATCTTCGATAGGCAGTTGTACCTCTGCATTACGCTTTGACTGCTGTATAAGCACCCTACGCTGTTCAAAGTCGATGGCATCCCATGTAAGCAGACGCATATCACCTACACGCTGACACCATTCGTATGCCATGTGTGCAATCAAACCGATGTTACGGGTGCTAAAATCGCTGTAGGCGGCGTCTAGCAGTTTTGTGACATCTTCCTTGCTCCATACTACCTTACGCCTCTCTGTGGCTCTCTTACGCACCACTGTGAAGGGATTCATCATACAGAACTCCTCACGTAAGGCATGATTGAATAGTAATCGGGATATAGCCAAGATTCCATTGGCTGTACCCACACTGTTGTCACACCATTGATTGTATGCGTCTTTGCATTGCTTGGTTGTCATGCTTTTGACACTTACCTTCCCAAGAACATCATCCCCCACCTGTGTAGCGCAGAGGATGTCGAGAAAATACTTATATCGTTTCTTAGTATTGTCTCGTAAGTTCTTGTAATCATAGGAAGAAAGGTAGTCAGTGACTACTTTGTTTAGTCTCATTATGCCGCCACCTCAAGTGACTTGAACACTGGGCTATCAACCCAGCCAGCTACCTCAACCTCACGCATGAACAGTGACTTAGCTTGTGTATCACCGCCAGTGTTACGCTGGGTAAAACCATTACGTTCATCTGCATAGGTAGCATAGTTGGTGAAGGCAGAGTACAGTGACCACAGGTTACGTCCACGCTGACCTACCTCTTGGTTGTATAAGATGTTCATCTTCTCTGCCTTGCGGTCAGACTTGAGCAGTGTTTCAAGCATAGCCTTAATATCGACACCGACTAGGCTTGTGTTAGCCCAGCGTTGCATCTGTTCTGCCTGTGCAGTGAAGTCCTGCTGAGACTTGTGTAGTTCAGTGATGAACTTGTCTATGTTGAAGCCACTGGTGTTCTTACGCATCACCTTGTCATGCTTGCCACGTATCTGCCCATTGAGACAGAAGAAATCGATAGCACCAAAGATGGTGGTGTTAGAACACGTACCATTAACACCATGCAGGGCAATGATACGCTTCATCAGTGTAGTCTCATGCCTGTCAGTGGCAATCTTAGCTGTCACGTTGGGCAGGGTCATGTCCATCATAGCCCAGCCATCCTTGTGTGCGCTACGCCAGTTGATATGTGCATCTTCCATGTCATAGTCAGACAGTGTTTCAGTTGTCGTGTCCATAACTTTGCGGAAGAAGTCACCATGATTGGCACAGGTAAAGCCATTGCCTACAACACCGATGTACTCACCTGTATCGCCATTGATAACGTACTTCTTATCCTCAACCTTGGTAGGCTCAAACTCTACATCAAAGTCAAGATTCTCAGGGATATATTCTAGCATATGTATTCTCCTCTCATTTCGTTAAGGTATAGCGTGTTATATCAGTAGTTGGACGCAATGTCAACTAATAAAAACACAAAAAATATAAATAGTCCTAGTAGTATGTCCATGTATTACTCCCATCTGTAAAAGATATGGTCATTAATTCTGACTGTCATTGTCTTAGTCTTAGCCCACTCAGGTGTTACATAGTGGGCGTGGTAATGTGTTGCACCTTCAACAAAGTCATCCAAGTTACCATGATACACACCATGTGCAATCATTAGAGCCTTGGCATAAGCCTTTGTATCTGTTGTCTTATCTGACTTGCCATCACAGTACCAGCTAAACTGACACCGATTACGAACAGGGAAGTCAGGCTTCCATGAGTATGTAGGTGACTGCTTGACTACCTCACATACTGTGTTGGGATACCTCTTATCACGCACCCTGTTCATCACCACTTGGGCTACCGCAACCTGCCCCAGAAAGGGCTGGTCACGTGCCTCATGGTATATGTTAAGTGCTAGGCATACAAGTGCGGCTTCAATCACAACTGTCCAGCCTCTCTATTACAGCCATCCATACATTCAGTTCTTCATTGAAGTATGGTGGCTTTACCATTCTAGTCATGTAACCCAATGGGTGATACATATCCATGTAGTCCTCTACCCTACCTTCCAGCAGGTCAGGTGAACTAGCCATGATTCTGTGTTCTCGCATAGTATTACTCATTTGTGTCATCCTCATCTAATATCCAATCAGCATAGTGCATACTACGCCCAGCATCATCTTGCTTGGGTACAAACTTGAAGATGCGGTGCAGGTCACACTCTAGCTTCTCTAGGTTGCGTACATCAGACATCCACAGGTCTTGGCACTCTCCCACTGTCTGTAAGGCTGTCCGTAGATTATTGTGTGCCTCAAGTAATGCAAGGCGTTCTTCATGTGTAATAGTATAGGGAATTACTGTTTTCTTTTTGCTCATCCTATTATCCTTTCTATGATTCCAGTTATTTTGTATGCTTTAAGCATCTTGGTTCTCCTCAAACTTACAACGTGTGTTATGGTAAGCAATCAACAGTGCGGCAATCTCTGGGAATCGTTCCCAGTCAACAGGTCTGCCACCTAATTGCATCTCAATCTCTGCGTCCATTGCAACTAGCATGGCGTTGACTTGTTTCGGTGGTAGGTTAAGTGTTATCAT